TCAGCAAACGCGAAGCCGGTGTAAAGGATTATGCCCGATGGCGGCGTTGACGTGCCAATGTTCAACTCGCCCTTGCCCGGGCCGTGCTGCGCGTAGTCGACGACTCTACGCATCATCTCGGTGTGGTCCGAACCGTACGGCAGTTCGGCGTTCAGCGCTTCCGGGATGGTCACCGAACAGGCCCCCCACTGGACGGCGCCATGCGGGCTGTAGAGGCGCACCGTGACCAGCTCGTCTGTGACGCCAGCGTTGGCAGCACAGTCAACCTGCACCCGTTGGGGTCGGCTGTCCTCGGCGTTCATCGTGATCGGCTCCCACATGCCGTCGGCGCCGCCCCGACCTTGCGTCACCTGGATGTAGGCGCCCCGCTGGTCTAACGCCGGCTCCACGAACTCGACCGCCGGGTCGATCCAGTACCAGGCGGCCAACGTGAGACCCAGCGCGGAATGTGGCCCGGTGGTCACCGTGAACGTCTGCTGAATGTAGTTGTCGCCGGAGTTGGTGGAGACGAGACGGGCGGTGGCCGGGCCACGAATCAGAAGGTTGGTGTTCCGGGTGGCAGTGCACCCGACAGCTGTCCACCCGGACAGGTCGGTCTCGAACCGGGGGTTCGTCAACTTTTCGACGCTGATCGGCCCGAAGTAGAGGCGGGTGAAGTACCACAGCAGCCCGGGGCAGGTCCACACGACCGACTGGCCGGCCAGTTCCCGTTGCAACGCCACACCCCAGTGGATGAGGTACCCGTCACGCCACACCTGGATCTCAGTGGTCAACGCCACGATCGACGTGGCAGCCGGGTGGAACAGGGGGACTCTCACCCGGAAACTGCCCGGCTCGTTCAACTCCCAGGTGATGTCTTCAACGGTCGCTTTCATCCGGGTGTCACCGTCGCCCTGGTCGGCGTTGAACGTGGCCTGCACCACGCCGGAACGGTTGACCACCTTCACCTCGTAGTGTGGTTCGCCGACCGGGGCGTCAACGAGGAACTGGCCGGAGTCGTCAACGAGGAACGTGGTCCCGTCGGCGGCGGTGAGGAACTGGCCGGTCATGTCGGGGTGACGATGTTGCTCGCCGCCGACCCGGGGCCGGTGCCGGCACTGTTGACGCCGAACACCTTGCCGTACACCCCGACACCAGCGGCCAGCCCGGTGAACGTGTGCGTCGTCGCCGACGCCCCCACCGCCTCGACATACAACGCCGCGTTGTCCGACGCCCGGTACAGCAAGACATCCTGGGAACCGACGTTGCCGCCCCAGTTCGCCGGTGGCGTCCAGTTAATGGTGGCCGACCCGACGCCGGCCGTGGCCGTCCCGATTGTCGGCGCCGACGGCAGGAACACAGATTGAATCGTCGGGTCACCGCACTCGAAGACGGCGAGCGCCGTCACGAACCCGATCGACAGGTCGGCCAGGTCAGCGACCAACCCCCGGGGGCGGCCGTTGACCCGGATCTTCCCGAACCCGGGGACCTGCATGTACAACGGCAGGTCGACGGTGGATGCCACCCACAGCGCAGACAGGGTGCGGAACGTTGTGCCGGCGGCGGCGGCGTCGCTGTTCCCGTCAATGGCGTAGTCGATGAGAACGGTTCGGGGGCCGGTGTAGTCCCGCCCCTGGTATGACCCGGCCGCGTGCCCGAGGTCGGTGTCATGGGTCTTCGCTTCCGGAACGTCGAGGCCCTGGATGACCTTCGGACCCAGCTGGTAGGGGGTGCCGTTCCCGGTGAGGACGTCTCTCAGTTCGACCTGCCAGTCGGCGACTACCAGCGCCCCGGGCATCAGCCGCGCCCGGAACGGTCGAGCTGCCAGCCAACAATCTGGCTGGCCAGTCGAGCCTGGGCGACGATCCCGGCGTCCTGCGGTGCGTCGAGGTGCAGGGTGACGTTCTGCGTCGTGCCTGTCTGACCGGTCCCGGGCGTGTAGCCACCGTTGAACATGGCGCCGATGCCGGCCTGGGCGATGAGCGCCGCCATCCGCCCCGGGTCACTCAGCGGCAGCACCACCTCGGGGCCGGCCTCGCCGATGAGGGCCACCTCGGGGCGGGTGATGAGCCCACCGGCGGCGCGCTTAGTCGCCGCGGGCGCGCCCGCGAGGATGCTCAACGGGCCGACCCCCAGCCCGCCGGACGGGATGCCGTCCACCCCGAACTTCTTCAGCAGGTCCGCCAGCGGCCCGGAGGCGTTGTCGGTGATGCCGATGATCGTGTTGATGTCCTTCGGCAGGAGGCCGTACTTGCCGACGAGGTCCGCCGCCTGGTCCTTGCTGAGCCCGAGCTTCTCCAGCACCCGCTGCAGGTCGCCGACGTGCCCGTCGATGACAGCCTTCGCCGCCACCATCGACCCGGTCAGCGCGTAGGTGTTGTTGGCCTGGTCGAGCGTTGCCTTCGCCACCGCCTCGACCAACGGGCCCAGGTCCCGCTGCCGGTCGAGGTTGTCCCGCTCGATCTCCTCGGCGTCAGCCGTCGCGTTCCTCTTCGCATCCTTGGCGTCAGCTTCGACTTGCTCGGCGGCGCCGAGCCGGGCGACGGCGTCCTTGTACTCGTCCGTCCCGCGGATGCCGGCCGGGGTCAGCTCGTTGATGCGCTGCTGGGCGTCGGCCTGCCGCTGGGCGGCTCGGACCACGTTGTTGCGGGCGTCTGCCAGGTCGAGTTCGGCGGCACGGATCTCGTCGGGTGTCGCCTTCCCGCTCCCACGGAGCTTCCCCAGTTCCTCCTCGGCGCGGCGCACTCCGAGCGCCGCCCGCTGCACTCCGATCTGCGCGTCGGAGGCGCCGAGGTTCGCCTCCTCCTTCGTCCGGGCCGTCGGATTCAGGATCGCCTGCAGATCCTCCTCGGCCGCCTGACGGTCCTCCGTGGCAGACGTCAGCCCACGGATGGTGGACTGCACGGTGCGGTTCGCGTCGGCCAGCTTCTTGGCACCGTCAACGCCATTCTGCTGCAGTGCGCTCAGCGAGTCGTTGTACGCCCGGTCGGCGGCGGCCGAAGCGATCTTCGTGCCGACCACCGCATCAAGGGCGGATGCGAACGCCGACGACTTCGCCGTCGCATCCTTCGTCCAGTCGCCCAGCACCTTGTTGGCGTCGGCCAGTTTCAGCGTCGCCACCGACGTGATCCCGAGCCGCTGGACCTGGGCGGTGAGCGCTTCGGTGGCGCCGGCCGTGTCCTTCGTCAGGTCGATCTTCATCGCCGCGGCCAGCTCGGTCACCTGGTCGGCGGTCAGGTTCATCTTCCCGCCGACCGTCTGAACTGCCAATCCCTGCTTGGTGAACTCGTCGGCCACCTCTCCAGCGGTGACGCCCGCCTTCGCCAACTTCAGCTCGAGAGCGTTGGCGTCTTCGCGCATCTTCTCGGCTGCTTCGGCGCCTTTCATCGCTGCCTTGCTGTTCTTGTCCAAGTCTCCCGTCAGTCGGTTGACCTTCGGCCTGGTAGATGCGAACGTTGCGTCCAGACGATCGGCCTCTGCACGCAGAGCCCCAATCGCCGCTTTCTCCGACGAGGACGACGCGACGACTTCACTGCTCATGGCGGCGAGTGATTCCTTATGCCGCTGCCATGCCAGGAAGGCGAGTGCGAGTATTGCCAGCCCGGCTGTGGTCGCGACCCCGAAGCCGGTCATGGCGACCGTGCCTGCCTGCAGGCTGCCGGTCATCAGCCGCACCGAGCCGGCAGCCGCAACCGCGCTCGTTGCGACCGTGGCGAGGAACCCGACGACCGACGTCGCGATCGCAGCCGCTTGCGCCGCCGCCCACGCCACCAGGGCCGGCACCAGGAAGGCGCCGATGGCGGCGGCCAGCGCCTTCACCGGCCCGGGGTAGGCGGTCACGAAACGGAGCACCCCGGCCAGCACGTCCACGAACAGCCCGAGCGCCGGCACCACCGTCGCGTTGATGACCGACGACAAGGCGGGCATGACAACAAGGAGGCCCTCGGAGAGCGCCTGCGTCAGCTTCGTCAGGATCGGCAGGACGTTCTGGCCGACCTGGACTTGCAGGCCCTGCATGGCCGCCGCCTGCTCCCGGCTCGCCTTCGTCGCCGCCTTCACCGCGACGAGGTTCTCGTTGGTGAGGACTAGGCCGTACTTCTTCGCCTGGTCGCCCAACTCCTTGAGGCCGGCCGAGCCCCGGTTCAGCATCGGGATCATGTCGGTGCCGGCCCGGCCGAACAGCTGGAGGGCGAGGGCCGACTTCTCGGCCCCGTTCGGGAGCGTCTTGAACTTGTCGGCGGCGTTCGCAAGGATCTTGTCGACCGCCAACGTCTTTCCTGAGGCGTCGACGGTGGCGATCCCGTACTTGTCGAACGCCGGCTTGTTCCCGTCGACCGCCTTCGACAGGAACTTCATCGAGTTGGCCAGCTTGTCGGCGTCGACCCCGGACTGCTGCGCGGCGAACCGCAGCTTGCTCATGCTCTCGGCGGTGCCGCCCGTGAACCGCTGCAGCTTCAGGACTTCGCCGCCGACCTCCTTGAACGCCCCGGCCGACTTCACCGCGAACGCCAACGCGGCGGCACCAGCCACGGCGATACCGGCGGCGGCGACCATCCCAGCCTTCTGGAACGTCCCACCAAGCCCGCTGGCCGAGGTGGCAGCCACCCCGTCGAGGCTCTTGAAGTGGGCTCTCGCCTGACCGATCCCGGCCTGCAGGCTCGCTGTGTTCAACCCGATCTTCGCCGAGAGTGTCCCGAGGGACGCGTCGATGCTCATACGCTCCCCAATGCTCGGAGGTCGGCTGCGGTCGCGGTCGGCCGGCTCATGTCCGGCCCGTCACCCCGGGTCTCCGCTTTCGCCTGCAGTCGGCGGAGCGAAGCGAGCGTGTCGAGGATCACGGCCGGCGTCAACGTCGCCGCCTCGGTGATCCCCGACGCCAACCCTGCGTGGCAGGCGGCGGCGATCAGGTCGGTGAAGGGGTAGCGGCCGTCGCCTCGTCGGCCCCGGGAGGAGGGACCGGCTCATCCTTCGCCGATTGCGGCTCCAACGCCTCGTGCAACGCCCGCATGATCGCGGTCATCAGGTCGGTGATCTCGACCCCGAACATCAGGTCTCCGACCTCGTTCTCGTCGAGGTCGCCGCCGAGACCGCAGCAGAGGGCACCTCGGACCGCCCGGACGGACGCCTGCCCGATGTCCATCTGCAGCTTCAGCAGCGACCCCAACGTCTCCTCGGCGTCGGCCAACGCGTTGATGTCGAACCGGATCGACCGCTTCTTCCCGTCGTTCAGGACGACGGGAACCCTCCCGGTGAAGCCCATCAGGCGGTCAGGGCGGCGGCGGTCTCGTTGAACGTGATCGTGCGGATCTTCCCGTTCGAGACGGTCTGCAACGCCACGAAGTCGAACTCGGACGGCGAGTAGTCCTCGGCCTTCGCACCACCACCGAACTTGGTGACCTTGCACTTGTGGAGGCTCACGTTCACCGAACCGCCGCCGGCCACCCCGGGCACCTCGACGCCGAGGACTCGGAACTCCAGCTTGAAGTAGGGGCAGAACGACGACCCGAGGATCGTGTTCGTGGCCACCTGGTTCGGCGTGGTACCGGTGTCAGCGGTTACGGACCCGTCGAGGATGGCCTGCACGTCGAGGTCGAGGTCGACGAACCCGGCCTTCCCCATGAACTGGCGGACCTTCGAGTAGTGCGCTCGGATCGCGTTGTCGCCGAACAGCTCCTTGGAGAGCACGTCCGGGTCCATCGCCACGGTGGTCACCCCCGGGAGGAGGACCCGTGGCGAGTAGGTCGGGTTCGTGGTCACGTCGGTCAGCATCGGGTAGATGGCGGCCTGGTCGACGGAGAACACTGGGGTTCTGTGGGTAAGGGGCATGGGCTACTTCTCCTGCTCGGTGGTGAACGTGACGTGGTCGACGGCGGCGTTCAGCGTGTCGGCGGTGCGCTGGTCGGCCACGACGGCCTTCCCGTCGATGACCTCGACGCTGCGGGTTTTGCTGCCGCCGATCGAGTAGCGGATCGTCTCCGACGTCTTCGCCGGGGACGGCTCGGTGGGCGGGGTGGGTGTGGTGGGTGTGGCGGGCGGGGTGGGCATTCGTTCTCCTTCAGGGTCAGATGAGGTGGCGGTTGACGGCGACGGTGATCGCCTCACGAAGCAGCAACGTCTTCTCGTCGAAGCTGCGGAAGTACGACTCCGGCCGGAAGCGGATAAGTCCGTCGCCGCCCGTGAGCGCTTGGCTGGGTGCGGCGTCGAGGGCCCGCTCGACCGTCGAGGCGAACGTCTCATCGTCGGCGTGTGTGGCAGTCAGTTGCTGCCACAGGTCAAGCTGGACCAGCTCACGGCGGCGGCGCCGGCCGTGTGTCTCTGCTGCGGTCGGGAGTCGGGACAGGCCCTCGTAGACGACGATCCACCGGTTGCCGGTCACCGCCCCGGTCTTCTCGTCTCGGAACACCGGTACCCCCGGGAGGGGAACGGCGAGGATGGCTTTGATCGCACCGGTGATCGTCGCCGGCACGCTCAGCCCTTCAACTCGGGCACCGACTTGCGGATGCTGGCCTTCGTCTCATCGACCAAGACCATCCGCCGCTTCTCCAACGCCCGCCGCACGGGGGCGGTCGGCTGCCGGTTGTGGGTCCCACCGAACTCGATCAGCGGGAAGTAGATGGCGCCGGAACCGCCTGCGGTGATGACGACCTCTGCCGGCGTCGCCTTCCCCTTCGTCACCGAGCCGGCGGCTGCACCGGTCAGGACCGGGGTGTTCGCCACGATGTCCTCGACCAGAAGGTCACCCTGCTCGTCGAGCGCTTTGCGGGCGGCGTCGTCGCTGATCTGCTTCACGACCTGCTCGAGCTTGTCGAGCACCTCACCGAGCCCGTCGAGTCCGAACGCCATCAGCCGTCCCGCCGTAGGTCGACAAGCAGCGAGCGCGTGGCGTCGTGAACGGCGACGACCCGGTAGGTGGTCGCCAGCCTGGACGACGGGTAGACGATGCTCAGTTGGTCTCGGGCTTGCACGTCGGTCCCGAACGGAAGCACCGCTTGGGCGGTCGTCTCCTGGCCTAGCGCACCACCTTGCGGCTGCTCGGCCGCAGACAGGTCCGTGACGAGTCCGACGGCATCCACGTCCGAGGAGGCCGTCGGGCGCCCCTCTGCGTCGGTGCCCGTTCCAGCACGGGTGATGGTCACCGTCTGCGTCATCGCTGCGAAGACCGACACGTCACCCCTCCTTCGTTCAGCTGGCGACCATCCGGGGCGACCAGACCGTCCGGCGGTAGCGGCACAGCGCCGCCTTCTCGTCTGCGGCTAGGACGGTCCCGACGGTCCGGGCCTCGTACTGCTCGGAGAACGCCCCGATCGACCGCTGTGACACCTGGTCGGGGTTGCTCAGGTGCCGGGCGGCGATGCCGCACACGATCCCGGCCAGGTCGTCGGGGACCGGGCTGAACCCGTGGGAGTAGACGACGTCGACCGGCCGGTCGGTGGTGAACGCCCGCCCGCTGTAGCCGTCGTCACCGTTGGCGAGGCCGGACGGGCCCAGGCCCAACCGGCCGTCCGGCCTCCACCAGTACGCCGACGCCAGCAGCGCGGCGCCGGAGCCGACAGCAGCCGAGGTTGTGCTTGGGACCGACACGGAGGTGACGGCGGTCACCGGCCTTTCCGGCAGCCACACCTCGCCGCCCACCGGGTAGACCCGCACCGCCTCGCTAGCGAGGAACGAGAGGGTCTGGCGGCACTCCGAGCGGACAGCAGCCGACACCATGTCGAGCAGCCGTGTCGCCCTCGCCTGCTCCTCAAGTGTGACCTCTCGCCCGAGGAGGGCGGCGAGGTCTTCGAGGGTGGCGAGGGCCGCTGCCACTTCTACTTATCCCTCGTCGGATAGGGGATGGGTGCCGCCCTTGACGCCCTTCTCGTCGCCACGCTGAGCCACGAGCGGGTTCTGGTGGACGAGGGTCACCGCAGGGCTGCTCGGCTCGCCTGGCTTGTGGTCGGGAGCCGGCACGGTGGCCGTGTGCGTGAGGTTCCCGACGACCTTGGAGTAGTCGCCCCGCTTCAACCCGGACCCGAGCGCGTCCTCCGGGCCCACCGGCTCCGAGGCGTCGCCCTGGATCATCGGGACGCCGGAATCGCACCGGTCGTCCCTTGTGGTGGCGCCGCCCTTCGAGTGGGTCAGCTTCTCGTTCTTGGTCGTGGCGTCAGCCATAGTCAGACTCCGATCTTCTGGTAGTGGCGCGCGCCGCACTCGATGCAGCTCGTCACCTTGTGGGTGGACCGGGAGCGGCCCGTTTCTGGGTTGTCCTCGTAGTGCAGGTACGACTCGATGCGGATCGAGTCGCGCCCGCCGGTGGGCTGGCAGAACTCCTCGTGTCTGACGTTGGGCGGCGCCGTGAGGGTCGATGCGGACATGGATGCTCCTTCTGGTTAGGCGGCGATGACGCCGGCCATCTAGGCCGCGATGACGCCGGACAGGCGGGCAGCAGGCTGGGCCCCGATGACCGCGAGGCCGGTGTAGAACTCGATGCGGCCGAGCCACGACGGCTTCGTCTCCAGCTGGCGGGGCGGATCGACCTGCAGTCCACCGTTCGTGATGCCCATCACGCCCGTCTCGTTTTCGTTCGTCGTGTAGTTCACGGCGTAGATCGAGGAGGTGACGGTGCTGGCCCCGGCCGTCTCCGTCTGCGGGATCACGTTGGTCTGGTCGGCCTTCACCCCGGCGTCGAGGATCGGGACGCCCTGCCAGGTCGGCACCTCGATGGGGGTGCCGGTGAGCGTGTCGATGGTGTAGGTGTTGATCGTCACGTTGCGGAACACCGTCCGCAGGAGGGCGATCACCGCGGCGTTGGCGTAGATGGCGTCGGCACCAGGAACGAGTGCCAGGAGTGCGTCGAGTCGATCGAGGAAGGCCCTGCGGGTGGTGTCGTCGGTGTTCATCGCCGCGCCGTTCGCGCCGGAGCTGATGACCTGCGAACCGGTGATCCGCTTCTTCAAGCCGTCGAAGCTGTTGGCATCGACGGCGGTGTCGCCGTTGATGAAGGCGTCACCGTACTTCGCGGAGATCGAGCGGGCCTTCAGGTCGCGCTGGGCGGCGACGAGGCTCGGGATCGAGCCGACGCTGGTCTGCTCGAGGAACCGGTCGACCACGTAGTCGCCGCCGAGGATGACCAGTGACTCGGTCGCTGTAGCGAACGTGCCCGTCGACTCGGTGTAGCCGGCGTTGACGGCCCGGAACGCGGCGGCGGGGAGGGTGGCCTCCTGGTTGTAGGAGAACGCACCGCCCTCGACTGCCTCGAACGGGGTGCGGTTGAGGATGCTGGACGTCTGGAGCACCCTGAGCACGCCGGGGAGGCGGGGGTCGGGGGCAACGCTCTGTGCTTCGGCGAGAGTCATCGCCATGAGGGGTACTTCCTTTCGGTTGGCCCCTCAGCGACGCTTCGGGGGGGTTGGTTACCGGCGGCGACCTGCCGCCATGTCCTTCTCGATCTGCGCAAGGTCTGCGCTTCGAGCGTCTGTAGGGAGCGGGGCGCCTCGGGCGCCCTGGTCTGCGTTACCTGTTGGTCGGGGGTTCCCGACCTCCGACGAGTTGGCCTCGACCCAGGTTTTGAGGTCGTCTCGGCTGACCTGGCCGTCGTCGCTCAGGAAGGTCGACCGGTCAAAGGAGAGGAGTGCGTCCGGGGTGAGGACACGACCGACGGTGAGGCTACGGAACTCGGCGTCGACAAGGCGGCTGCCGAACTCGGCGACCGTCGCAGCACGACCCCGTGCCTCGGCTTCCTTGACCGCCTTCTCCTGCTCGCTCATGGAGGCCGCCCGTAGCTGCTCTAGCTCGGCCTGGGCCTTCTTGGCGGTCTTCTGTGCCTCGGTCCGTTCGGCCTTCATGCGGTCGAGGGCCTGCTTGCCGGCGTCGCCGAGGTCGTCACCCGTTGCGGGTGGCGTGGCCGGCGGTGCGGGCGGCGGGGTAGTGGGGGCGGGCGGGGGTACGGGTTCGTCAGGCATTGCGCCATGACTCCTTTTGGTTGGCCTCCGGCGTTGCGCCGGAGGGTTTGGCTAAGCCTGTTTGGCGCTGCTGAACTCGTCGCCCTTGGCCCACAGGAGTGGGCCGAGCTCG